ATATCTTCTTCACCTGATTCCAGGTTTTGAAGATAACCTTCACAAACGGTTTTGAAACCTTCATCAAAGACCAAGTTACCATTAGCGTCAAAAGAAAAGAGAGAAGTCTTCCCTTTCTTAGTTACAATTTTGCAGTATGGCCAACCGGGGGACGTACTTGTTTTCATGGAAGCTAATTTACCAGGAATTCCTGACAAAGCCTCCTCAAAAGTCAAACGTCTCTTACCAATAGGCCATTCTAAATTTTCTTGTAAGTTGGAAAGCAAAGATTGAGCAACCTCATCAACAACTTTTTGATCTACCTCAGTGTGTTCAATCTGAAGAGAGTCTTGAAGCATGTTGACAAGAGGATCTCCCTGAGCTCGAGGATCAAGAGGACTCATTATGGGCTTCTTCTTTTTAGGGGGGAAAGTTAAAACAGGACTCAAACAGGACTGTTTTAGCTTGGACTTGCGTGGGATGTGTACTGTCTCTGAGAAGGGTAGTTGTTCGACCATGACAAGATTGGGACCAGAACAATCTGAGATGGGACCTTCTCCAGACATGAAGGCGTTTTCAAAGGACTCAAGGGGATCTTCCTCTAGGACTTCCTTGATCATGTCACGGGTTATAATAGTGGCTAAACCAAAATTGGTATGTCCATTATTACCACCCGCAACATGAATTCCAAGAATTTTACCAGGATAGAAGTTTCCATTTGATTTGATGGGAGTTCCACAATCACCTTTCTCTGTCTTGCACGAATAGATTAAACACTTACCAACGTTAAAAATTCTCTTATTGAAATTGTAAGAGCCTTTTTCTGAGCTTCGGATGGAAACGTAACTCAAATGATCTGGAGAGTCAAAGATGCCAGTCGTTGATGTGAAGGAACTAGCTTCAATATCACTCCAAAAACGTCGAGAGTTGTTAGGAAAGAGTTGGAGATCGCGATTGTGGACAGAAACAAAAACAAGATCCACGTTTTCACAAACCTTGAGAGTGTCATAATTAAGTGACATCTCTACAGGTTTGTTACCCCAATGGATCGTTATTTTTGTGCCTTCAGGGAGAAGTTTTCCGCTTTCGTCAAGAAGAGAATGATAATAGGTCACAAAGGTTCTTCCTTTAATCGGGAGGCCATACATTTTCTTATTACCAATGCTGAATGTTAAAAGTTCACTAACGGAACCTTGGGCATTAGGTCTTGAAAATCTGTATGACTTTTTCGATTGAGTAGATGTCTTTTGATCTCTATAGTCACTGGGACTGTTTTGAGCTTCAGAGAAACAAATCTCCTGATGGCTCTCTTCTTTACGGAAAACACGTCGAACAGCGTGCAGCAACACAAAAAAAGATGTTATTGCACCAACCACTTTCACAGAAGCCCAAAAAGCGGCAGAAGGGCTGTGGCAAGATAGGAAATGGGATTCGTCTTCAATTAAAACAAGAGGAGACTTCCAAAGAAGTTGAAAGTCTTTGACGAAAAGGTCAAGATAGAGGGCGTCCATGTGTTCTTTAAAATCAGGGGG